TTTTATGACACTGCACTGTTTTAGGGCATCGCCGTCATCTACCGGGAATGCGGAACCTTTTGAAAGCAAAAGAGAAAGATGGTGGGCCTGGGGAGAGTCGAACTCCCGACCAACGGTTTAGGAAACGACAGGTCCCTTGTCGTGGTCGTGTGGAATCAGACGGTTAAGACTTGGTCAGATCGGGTAAGTCGTGATAATTCGGGATAAAGAACCCTAAAATATGTAGCGGTTATGTAGTGAACTTACGGATACAAGACGGCGTGTGTCGGCCCCATCACGAAGTGCCTTTGCCCCATCAGTTCATTCCACCTGTCAGTCTTGCTAGTCTTAATAAGGATAGGGTGAACCCACTCCAGCGTGTTCTTCACAACGGCCAGTCGGCAGTACGTGTCGCTGTCCTCCGGCAACGGCGAATGGCCATCGCCTTTTCTTTTCAAGTCAGCCATAGCCTGACACACCGTCTTGTACTCGTTTCTGATTCTCGTAGCTGATGCCATCTATTTTCTCCAGCAGCAAAAACTGGTGGGGCTGGGGAGAGTCGAACTCCCGACCTAAGGTTTAGGAAACCTCCGCTCTATCCAACTGAGCTACAGCCCCTTGCGAAAGGCATTTTAACATCATTTCGTGCGTCCTTTTTCTACCTCTTCCGTGAGATTCACCAACTCGTCGGTAACAACTTTTAGCTCCCGTTCACCCCGTTCAATTTCATTCTCGATGAACCACAGCAATGCTCGCCTGTGTGCGGACAATTCTTCAGAAACAAGGATGTACAGCGTTGAGCACAGCACGAACCCGATGATCAAGATCGTCCACCGAGTTATCGGCTCTGATCTCGTAAGCTGGTAGATCAAGAGATTCACATTGGCGACCACGGCGACTGCGGCCGCACCGTGCCTTCTAAAGAAGACCTTGATCCGGCTTGGAGGTGGCTCTAACGGGAACGTAGGATCGACACGATGCTTTTCTATCCGAATCTGTTGCTGCCGTGCGAGGTAGGCGGAATGCCGCGCGGACATCGCGACCAGAAGCGCTGCCGCAGTGGGAATAATGATCTGCCAGGGAATATTCGGCTGTTCCACCGCGGATTATCCTAACACGCCTCGTGATAAGATCGTTCCTAGAGGTCACTTTATGCTGAAATATCAGGTTGAAACTCGAACGTTTTACCTAGAGAACCCTCTAACAGCCGGCCATCCTGTGAACGGGACTTCGGTCAGCATGCTCGCTGTGGAAAACGACGGACCCTATCTGATCGGTGATTCACCTGTCAAATGGGACGAAGCTAATCAGAAGAACGTCAATGCAATTGATGTATTCACTCATTACGAAAACCGCAGTTACTCCGAAGACGAGGCTACCACGGTCTTCGAGGGCAAGATCGCAAAGCTGATCGCTGATGGATTTGTCTTTGAAGTTCATCGCGACATGCACGCGTTTATGACCACAGGGCAGTGGGCCTTTGAAGTAATTGATCATTCAGCGTCTAAGTAGGGTTTCACCGTGAGCACACCAATCGGATTCGGACATACCGGGCACAGGAAGTGGCAATTCGTACTGAACGGCCGCGAGGGAACGATCTACGAAACGGTGACGCCGCACGGCTACTACCTCTACGATTGGAAGCACGAGGTCGAAGGACTGTCTACGTCAATGTGCGTTGCACAGTCCGATCACCATCTGTCGAAGGAAGAAGTCGAAGTGAAGGCACGAGCCAAAGAGCACAAGGTCTAGTTCATCGTTGGCGCTGCTTGTCCAGTCTCTCTTTCTTTTGCTTCTCGAAGAGAGCCAGAGTTTGTGGAGAGTAATCGACGTCCTCTGAAATTCCAGGTATTCCGTACTCTCCTTCAAACTCTCTAGCTTCACGAGCATTGATTCGTTCCACAGCCCGCCACGCTGCCGTCAGTTTCTGTGTAGCCTCGTCATCTCCGACTTCAACCGCTACGATCAATTCCTTCATGTAGTCGATGTTCTTTTGCGTTAGCGGCTTCGACTTCTTCGCCATCACCGCACCTTTCCTTTTTCTCACTGTTCAGTGAGAGTTTCGACGTATTGATCCGGGTGATCCTCTATTCGCTCCCCTCTTTTCGGTCGCAAGATTTGCCACTCACAATTGCCAGGTTCAAAGTTCCCGTTCTTGTCCATCCGGCATAGATATGTGCGTTCGGGCTTCTCGCCCATGTCGGCCAGAAACTGGTCGAAGTAGTCCCAGCTCCAATGGACTTGAATCCCACGGCCACCGTAATAGCGATAGTTGTGGTGCCTTGGATTTGAGCACATTTGCCGCATATTGACCCAGCTTGCAAATGTTGGTGTCGCATGGCGTTGGCCTCCGTGGTCATAGCTGCTGAGGCCGTGTCGTAAATTATAAGGCCGTTTACTTCGATCCTTCTTGGCCAGGTTCCGTTTCTGACTTTCGCGAAGAAGACATCCGCAACTTTTGACATTTCCTCCCCGCAGCAAATGCGTGTACACCAGTTTTTGTTCACCGCAGTCACATTCACACAGCCATGTCGTGTAATGTTTCCCTGTAATCCCGTAACTAGCCACGACTTTCAACCGCCCAAATCGCACGCCAATCAGGTTCAGTCTTTTGGGCATGATGCGAAGATTGCCACGCGATCCGCACGGTGCCTACCTGTTCGAAAGTGCAGGTGTGCTTCCTTGATAAATGGAGGCCTGATACAATGCGGCGCTGAAAGCATGAAACATCCTACTAACTTCGGAGCCAGGTCGATGGATAAACGGAACAAGGCGAAAGTCGCTACCCGCCTTGCCATCGCCAGTGCCGTACTTCTCGCACTTACGTTTGTAATTAAAGAAATCTTCAAGGAGCAGCTACGCGATATTCGAGATTCACTTACGACTGCTCGGACTGAGTTTCAGAGCCAATCTGACCAATCGAGTCTTCATATCCAAATCCTCGCAGCACAGCAACAAATTGAGCTTGCCAACATGAACCTGGCACGCGGCGACCCACATCACGATTACACTCCCGAGACTCAGCAAGCGACCGCAGAGGCGAGGCAAGCTCAGGCACAACTGCACGCGGACTTCGACGCCGTGTCGCGCCTCATAGACTCGGTTCCTTTCGGTGGACAGCTTCGACAGCTGCGAGACCAGGCCCGTCAAACTATAGATCAGACCGACAACAGCGTGAATGCGACACTCACCGGCAGCTCGACGTCCACCGAAGGCCCGGGCCGCTGGGTCATGGCGAAAACTGCTACGGTGATGGCTTTGATAGCGGAACTGCCGGTCATCATATTGGGTGGTGCTGCGAAGGATGCCGCCGAGCGGGTGCAACAGTGGATTGAGAAGCTGATAAGAATATGCAACTGGGCGCTTTGGGTCTTTGGCCTTTCTGGGGCAGGTCTCGGTATCTACTCAGCGGCCAAAGGCATACAGTTCACTTCTTAGCGCTCGACGCGGTCCAAGGGCCGCATAGACGATCAAGGAAATGCTAAGTATAATTGGCGAACGAGTGGAAATGATCTGAATGAGCTTTCCGGACGAGCGTTCGAAATCGTTCGACGCGGGTCCGGATCGCGATAAGGTCGATCGAATGACAAAGCCTACAAAGGATCGACTTGTGAAATCCCCCAAGGTCAAGAACGAGATCGAGGACGAAATCGCACGCACGAAACGCGAAGCTGACGAGGTCGATAAATATGTCGAAGGAAGAAGAGACAGCATCCGGCGCGGAGCACGAAGGTCAAAACACCGATTCAGTTTATGATTTCCTCTATCATGATGTTCGCCGAATCGGGTCGTTCCTCGCTCAATTCGATAATTTCGGCCACCTTCAGCAAATAACCACAAGCGAAACAGCATCCAAAGGTATTAAACGGGGTTATAGCGTGAAGGTAGCTGCTAGTACTCCAGTGCCAGGTGCCATGGAGGGCGCTGAAGGTAGCATCACTCTTGGCCGGGATCCTTCTCAGAGCGGATCGGAAGCGCAGGCACGCGTGTACGATCCACTTTGGACGAATGCTCGGACGCTCCTCGATTATTTAGATGAGCAACAGTTCATTCAGCGCGATTTGACTGCTGGTCGCTTGGGACAATTCGTGCTGGCTTCCGGCGAGCTGTCGATTTTGAATGCGGGACTGCTTCCGAAAATCTGGGAATCCTCAGGTGTTCGCGATAATGCAGTGCGTACAGCGGTTGAAACCGCGAGGGCGTTGTGCCAGGCCGATCCTCGCTACGCGACTCTAAGATCATCCGAGAAAGCTAAGGTAGAGAAGGCCGCCGTCAAAGCGGCAGAGGTGAGCACCCAGGGTGGGATGGAGGTACTGCCGTTGTTTCCGCATTCGGCCCAGTGCACCATCAAAGGCACTAATTTTTCTGTCTGGAGCACTCTTAGCGCGGATGGAATGGTTGGCACTGTGGCCGATCTCTCTCTGAAACATGGTACAGACATCCCTGGCGAATGGCATTTATTGGGAGTTCTAGATGCTCTGCCGAATCCGATACAAGCCGCAATACCCATTACTAACACGGGGACTCCCATGCACATGGGGGTCTTGATCAAAAACCTCTCCAACCTGGGGCGGACTCTGCTTGGGCGCGGTCCAGAAGCTTATGGGGTGACTGCGCTGCTTATCTTCCGTAAAGTTTCGATCCGGTAGCAATCTGCGTTTAATTGAATGCCATGAGCGGATCGAGGCGGGCGCTTCCTATTCGCTCCCGGCTCTCAAAATCTTAGGGCCGAAACCTTGTTCATTCGTGTTTTCACGGTTGAACAGGTTTCGCCGGCGGAGGCTCGAGTTTTTTATCTCCATCCACGAACTTCCACGTCAACGACAGATTTTCCTTTCTGACGTGACAAGGAATAAACAGTTTGTCTCCGTCGAGCATGAGCCAGACGAGACGATAGAATGCGTCCGGCAAACAGAGTGCCTCGTTCTCATACTCGGCGACGAGTTCGGCGTCGGCGCCTGTAATTTTCAATCGCTGCCCGCAAAGCGTCACTGAATTCATTGCAGCTGATTTGGTCGGGTGAGAGACTTCGCTCAATCGACCGTAGACACGACCCATGAGTGGTTCGGCTATCCCTCGATTCACGGAGTGTTGCTTTATTTTCTGGATATCCGCTGACCACGTGTCCTTGTTTTCTGCCAACCATTTGACTGCCTTGTCATTCTGATCCACAAAACGAAGATCGTATGCAAGATTCCATGCTTCCTCAAACGCACGCAATACAGCCTGAAAACCGTCCGACTGCCTGGAACGAAACATGGTTAGTAAGGATCGCAATAGCGATGAGCACCGGAGGAATAACAACAAGACGGCCGTGAGGCGGGTGTCATTGTGAAAACGCTTGCATTCGTCACGGTCAGCTACTCTGAATAGCTCCCGGTCGACTTCATCCAAACATGCGTCCATCTCTTTGAACATCGTTTCTCCTCCTTTTCGCGCGAATGTATTAGGGTTTTAGTAAGTAGCTACTCTACTGAACAGTATCATGTTCAGTCCGCCAGGCAGTACTGTTCTTGCCTTGGTCGCGCGCCAGCCTTCCTAGCCTATGTAAGCCATAGCCAATTCTTCGCAAACTTCGGGACGCTGCTCGGTGCCAGGGAGTTCAATTCGAATTCAGGAGAGAACGATATGACACCGAAGCTGACCGAGAAAGTGATGGACGCAATCGGTGATGCGATCAAAGGTTTGAAGCCGAGACCTTCCGTCGATCGAGTGCTGACGGCCAGGCTGACTGGAAAGTGGACACATTATGCACAGGTCTTGCTGGCCTACTCACCGACAGAGTACGGAATTGCCTACGTAAACCTCGACAAACCGAGTGAACCGAAGGTGAAGGTTCACGATGCGAAGTCGAGGGCCGGAAAGTTCGCAACCGCTAAGGAAGTGAAGCGGTTGGCGAAAGCGGAGAAGCGTCTGGCACGGACGGCGGCAAAGGCGGAGGCGAAATCGTGAGCAAACCACTTACGACGGAGCACCAAGGCCTTCTCGCGGGATTCCATTCGAGCTGGTCGCTAGTGCAGAACGGTTCGGCCCACCACATCCGGCTTCACCTTGCCAATCTCCGAACAGCGAAAACCGTCTGCCTCCATCTTGCCGAGGAAATCGACCACCTGATCAAGCTGGCCGAGGCGAAGCTGGCAGAGCACGAATCACTCAACAGGGATGTCGCTGGCTGGGAAAAGGTGTGCACCGGGAGGGCTCTATGAAGCGGAAGCACCCAGTGACGCGGCTGTCGAAGACCGAAGGTCTGGCGTTACTGGCGCTGTGTAAGGTGACGGAAGCCCTCGCGGCCGGAAAGTGGGCCGAAGTGAGGGACGAGTCGATCAGGCTGGCGGCACTGGCAGCTGACGAAGCAACGAAGTAAGTTCATCTCTGGCGGGATGAATGGGCGATCCGAAACTGGGTCGCCCGTTTCTTTTGTCAGGACTTGTTCTGGTAGGCCAGTTCGAAATCAAGGTGCGACGAGAAGATCGTTCCGTGCGGTGCTGCTTCCTGGTCATCGACCTCACCGGGCGGAATCTGGATCGCAGACTGAAGCACGGTGCCGTCAGTTAGAGTTCCCTGATACGACGACACAACTCCGAAAGCCTGGCGAATCGCCTCTGCAAGTTTCTTGGCTTGACCGTATGACGATCCAAAACAGCTGAACCTCACGCGTGCGATCGTCTGGCGGTTCATTCCCTGTTGGCTGTTCACCGTGTCGCTGCTGATCTGTGTCACCACGACGTACGGGAACGTGGGCATGTCAGGTGCAAGAGAAGGAAACACGCCAGAGGTCTTATCGCCTCTCGAACTACCGAGCTGTGCGACGATCCCTGCGTTCGTGGAAAGGAAACTGAATAGGCCTTCACTAAACATTCATCACCTGTCTGTCGAAGCGTTCGGTGCCGCTGGCGTATTGACTACGACCTCGAGGCACATCAGGTACAGCATCTTGTTGGTTTCGTCGGGATTCTGTACGGCCTGAATAATGAAGACCCGACCTTCGAACCAGACTTGCTGATTCGGTCCGATCGTGGCGGCCTCGCGGGGATTCCGGATCACGATCCGGTGTGAGACGTTCGATACGAATGTTCCTGCAGCGGCCAGGTCACGGGCCGTGAGAGAGTTGATCGACGACCAGCACGTCTGTACGGTGGTCCACTGCGCTGGATTAGCTGCATTGACACCACCGAAACTGTCTTGCGTTCCAGACGGTGCAACGATTTGAATCCTGTGCCGCAGCTTCCCGCATTCAAGTTTGTTTGTAAGCATTAGCCCCTCGTCGGGCAGATGTCTCTGACGACCCACGGGTACAGCATCGATTTCACGGCCCCAGAGAGTGTTTCGCCTGCCTTCTCGGACGGTGTTCTGTTCTCGTAGAGGTCAGCAACTTGTCGCATGATTCCGGCCACGATCGCTTGCGGCACGTCGTCAGCATCTGGTCCAAAGCCAGCGGTGAAGTGAATCTGAACCGCATTCGGCATGTACAGCACCGGAGGCCAGTAGTTACCGGCCGGTCCAGGAAACAGACGAGCAGGTTCACAATTCGTGTCAATGATGAAGGCTCCAAACTGCGTCGCCTCCGAACCACCGACCGTAGGATCCTGCTGTGGCACCGGGCCGATCATTTCCCATTCAACGCCAGTGCTTTCGGTCGTGGTGCCGTTCAGTGTGGAGTTCCAAGCAACTGTCGAAGGGAATGAAGTGCTAGGAGCTGGTGGCGTGATCTGCGGTGGGTTCGCGGCCGATGTACCTGGCGTGATGCACTTCTGTTGATTCCCGTTACCGTCAGCCACGACAGCGTTCTCAAGATAGGCTGTCAACGGCTGCCAAAGCGGTGGTGTCGGAACCAGAGCGTGCCACTGTGAGTCGGCGGAACTCATGTAGACCAGTGAATCGACGGAGACCAGGGGCGGCCTGAACAACTTGATCTGCTGGCTGTAGTTCCAAAGCGTGGTGCTGTACAGAGGCAGAGCGTAGTAACTCGGCGGCATCGCATTCTGGCTTAGCTGGGTGTCGGCGAAGTACGGGAAGGAATCGAGGCACTGAATGTAACCCTTGTTGATGAAGCTGCGGTTCGTGAAGACCTCGCAGGCCTCACGGGCGGCCGTGATCAAACTCGTTATAAGAGCGTCGTCGTCGTCGATCTCCACGCGGAGATAATTTTTCATGTCGTCTAGTGCGACAGGTTCGATCGACGGCGGAATTGCTACCTGTAGTGAAGGCATTGCCTAATACCTCTAGTTCAGTTCAAAGATGTGACAGCTAGTAGACAAACGCGCAGTCGTCACCGAAGATTTCGATGTGCTGCTGCCGAGCTTCTTCGCGTAAGACTGCAAGCTCTTTTTCGGTGTAGTTGCACCGTTTGTTTTCTGCCTGAACCCATTTATTAGCCCAGCGGCAGTTGCCCGGTGTGTAGTGGCCTTCAGGATTTTCACGGTCAAGCGTGGTG